CATTCGCTGTCGGGATAGCTCAGTACTTCCACGGTGGAGCCGACCGGCATCTGCGCGATGACCGCCGCCGCCTTGCTGAAGCTCTTCCGTAAGTTCACGGGCTTGCCGTTCGCGCTCGTCACCGTCATGATGTCCATTGGCTCTCCGCCGCCTTCCGTAAGTTTTTTGAATGTCCCGCTGTACTTCCACGCGCCCCTTTTGCTGTCCGCCTTGATGCCGCCCGGGACGCTTGTGCAATGCGTGATCTCCAGCGGGTCTTCCCTTGTCACCACGCCCACATGGTAGTAGTCGTTCATGTCGGGGTCATCGTCGTACCGGTCGGGCAAATCGTACTTCGGGTCGCCGGGCGGACGCGCTTTGTACACAAGGTCGCCGAAATGGAGCGCCGAGTCCGCCTGCAGGTTCTCCGTCAGGTATCTTGCGGCATAATTGCTCCCGTGCACCCATGGCCATTTATTCCCGCTCAAACGCCACGCGCCGATGACCAAACCGATGCAGTCGCATTTCCCATTGCTCCCGTCGCCGCCGTTGGAGTATTCCGTCACCCGCGCCGCGTTCTTCAGTACCCACTCGACAAACTCAGCCCTGTCCATCTCATTCCCCCTTGCCGACGTAGATCACAAACAATGCTATGCCGATTGCCATGCATACGGGGCAGATCCACAGCAGGTGGATGGGGTTCATCCTTCCACCTCGAAGCATTTCCGCGCTATCTGTTTGCCCTTCTGGTCAAGCAGTACCACGCTGTGGCAGGGCAGGCCGCTCTGACGGGCGTACCCGCACTTGAACAGGAAGTCCGCTTCGGCTGTCACGTCGTTGTCATACACGGCGGGAGTGACGACGGCGGTCGTTCCCTGTGCGTTCGTCTGCATCTCGATGATGATGTAATTCATACTGTCACCTCTCATCCAAAGTAATCAGGTTCGGGTTCATGCTCGTGGAAGTAATCAGGGTCTTCGTCCGTGTTTACGATCTCAACAGCTTTGGTCTTCAGCAGGTATTCAGCAGCTTCCTGCAGTCCTTCCGGCATTTCGGGGGCAGGGATCGGGATGTTCGTTTCCGTGTATGTCCTGCCTGCGCTGATCGGGTCGATCGCTTCGGCGTAATCGCCTTCAGGAAAACCGCCGTGTATCATTACGTTCCTGTCGCTGTAAGTCCTTACCAGCGTTTCGCTGATTATTTCCTGTATTATCATGATGCAGGCTCCTCTTGTATCTTGCTCGACTGGCTGCTCCAGTTGCTGGCACCCTTATAGGCGTTTAGTACGTTATGGTCTGCGGAATACGGCACATAGATGATGCAGTCTGACTGGATATTGTTAAAAGTATTCGATGATATAGAAGGTGGTGATGTGCGCTGGAAATGGTATTCCTTCATACCATAACAATTTGCAAAAGCTGTTGCTCCGATACTTGTTACACCACTTGGAACTATAAGTCTTGTAATAGCATAACAACTACTGAATGCGCTCGCGCCTATACTCGTTGCGTTGCTTGGTAATTTTACATATCTTAATGCCGCGCAGCTGTTAAATAAATTTTCGCCGACCGATGTAACGCTGTTCGGAAGTATGGCGATTGAAAGAGCTTCGCACGAATAAAATGCATACGTCCCTATGCTTGTTATGCTGCTTGGAAGCGTGATGTTTCTCAACGCCCTGCAAGTATTGAATGCATAAGTTGCTATGCTTGTAACAGTTCCGGGAAGCACAACGCAAGAAAGCGAATCGCAGTTTGAAAAAACTCGTTCTGTGATTTGTGTCGTGCTGTTTGGTATCACAATGACAGGCAATGAGAAGCAGTTGTAAAATGCATATTTTGTAATGCTTGTTACCGTGTTCGGAATGGTAATGCTTTTAAGATTTACACAATAGTAAAAAGCATAATCTGAAATGCTTGTGATGCCTGTCCCAAGCCTGATATTTTGCACACAAGCCGCATAAACTCTGCTTGAACTTGCAGATCCGTCTTTTCGCAGCAATAAATAGCTTGAACTGCAATAAAACGCAAAGCTGCTGCCTGTTGTCGCGCTGATTGAAATTGTGTAATCGCCGCCGCTTGCGTATGTGTGCGATGGCGTTTTTCTTGTTGTCAGCGATGTTCCGGTTACGGTATCTGCGGTCGTATTGTCGCCCCAGTCTATCGTAATCGTACCGTTGACAGCGATCGTCAAATACGGGGAATACCTTGCATCAAAATGAACATCGATCTCTGTCTTTCCGCTTGCCGTTGTATAACTTTGCCCGACCCAAACCTTATCATCAGCATTCGCCGTCAGCTGGCTCTTGATCTGTGCAAGCGTCCAGTTCCATCCCTGTGCGGTCAGGCCGGTGTGGCTTGGATTGCTCGGCAGCTCTGTCAGCGCGTTCGCTTCCTGCGCGGTATAGCTGTACAGGATCGTCCCGTCATAGTCGATGAAATTGACCTGTTTTTCTTCTACTTCTCCGCCGCCGCCGGTGGGTATCGCGTTTATGGCTGATATGAACTCGTCAGGGAACTCCAGCTGTGCGCTCGTGCCGCCCTTTGTGCGTATCGCATTTGCTATCGATGTCAGGTTGCTTCCGTCAACAAGATAATCCGTCATTTAGAAGCTCACCCCCACAGCTGTCGGCACGGTCTCTGCGGCCCATGCGCCGTTGGATACACGCAGGAACTTGCCGTTATCGCTGGACGATACGGAAGGAAGCAGTCCGCTGATGGTCTGCCATGTCTGTCCGCCGCTTCCGTTGCTCGTCAGAACCTGGCCGTTTGTGCCCGCAGTAGTCGGCGCATCCAGTTTCCCGCTAACGTCCGGCACCGTAATGGCCGCTACTCCATTGCTCAGTACGCTCGAACCGTTGACTGTTACGTCTGATATTTCGTTTACATAAAACTGTTCCAGTCCAATGTTCCCGTTCGAGCCGTGTAAGATGTAATGTTTTCCGATATACTTAGGCGGCACAGACGCTGTTGATACGTCGATATAGTAGAATGAAAGACTCGAATCGCTTGTATAGCGATGGTCAAGATGGAAAGTGTATTCGGCTCCGTTATACGTCATGACTGCCTGGTCGCATTTTCCTGCCAACACAGCGGCGGAAACCTGCGCGAACGTCATGTTGCAGGTTGCAGTCGATGCGCTTGTCATCGTGTATTCGGGAATTACATTTCCACTGCTCGGAGTCTGCCAGCTCTGCCCACCGTTCCCGTCGCTCGTAAGAACCTGACCGTTCGTGCCTGCCGTGGAAGGTGTAGGAATCGCCCCGATATCCGCCGCGGAAGGCTTGGCGTGAACATGGTCTGCGCGGGAATAATTGGAAGAGGAACCGGCTGCAGCGGAACCCAGTGCCTGCGGCGTCGCATCGGAAGCGGAAGGCACGGTCGGTATCACGCCGCTGGCAAGGTCCGTACCCGGTATGCCGCCTGATGGTTTCTGATACGCCGTATCGGCCTTCCCAAGGCTCGTCTGCACCGCGCTCGTCATGTCCGTACTGGGTATTCCCCCGCTCGGCTTTTGGTAGGCGGTATCGGCCTTGCCCAAGCTCGTCTGTACCGCGCTGGCCATGTCGGAACTGGTCATGCCGCCGGAAGGAAGCTGGTACGCCGTATCAGCTTTGCCAAGGCTCGTCTGTACGGCGGAAGCCATGTCAGACGAAGGGATGCCGCCGCTCGGTTTGGTGTAGAAACCGCTGATGTCGCCTGTGGAAGGCACGCCCAGCATGGTCTGAATGGCTGCCTTTGCATCCGCAGTATATGTGCCTATCTCATTGCTTGAGCTTTTCTGCGTTGTGTCGCCGGCAGCCTTGGCAAGGCCGTAGAACGCGGCAGCGTGCTGCCCGGAAGGCGTGATGGGCTGGTAGCCGTTCGTGCCGGCTTTGATCGTGCTGGCGTCCGCTTCGTATGTCCTTACAACGCCGCCGCTTGTCACGGAAGTGCCGTACGAAGTCCCGGTCTTCAGTACGCCGAATGTGCTTCCTGAAGCTACGGGAATGTTCGCAACACCGCTCGACAGGATGCTCGTTCCGTCGATCTGTACGTCATTTACGGCCCCGCCGCCGCTTGGAGTCTGCCAACTCTGACCGCCCTGACCATCTGATGTAAGAACCTGACCGCTTGTGCCTGCCGTAGACGGCGCGTCCAGCTTCCCGCTTACATCCGGGATAACGCCGCTTGCTATATCCGTGGACGGAATGCCGCCTGACGGTTTTTGGTACGCCGTATCGGCTTTTCCAAGGCTCGTCTGAACTGCGCTTGCCATATCGGAAGCAGGAATGCCGCCGCTGGGTACGGTGTAAAACCCGCTCACGTCGGGAATGTCGCTCTCTGCGGCGATTCCCAGGTCGCTCAGGCTCAAGTCGCCTTCCAGGGTCACGCTGTTGATGGTCGGCTTGTTGTCAAGGTCGGTGTAGTCGGTCGTGCCGCCGCCGGTCGGGTCTTCCCATGTCTGCCCGCCTTCGCCGTCGGAAGTAAGCACCTGCCCCAGCGTGCCGGCAACGGAAGGGGCGTCCAGCTTGCCGCTCACGTCGGGGATGACCCCGTCCGCGATATCGTCCGCAGGGATGCCGCCGCTCGGTTTGGTGTAGAAGCCGCTTACGTCTGGGATCACGCCTTCGGCAAGGTCGCTTGCGGGGATGCCGCCTTCGGGCACGGTGTACTTGTCTTCTACGCTTGCGATGGTCGGGATGCCAAGCTGGTCCAACCCTACGTTCCCCTGAAGCGTTACGCTGTTTATCTGCGGCTTGTTCTCAAGCTCGTCATAGTCGGTCGTGATGGCTGCGGCTTCCACGGTTACGTTGTTCGTCATCATCATGTTCCGCGTCGCCAGCGTCTGCTGTTCCCTCGTCGGCGTTACGGTATAGCTCCCGTCATAGGTCTGCACGTTCAGCGGGATGGTCGCGTCCTGCGCCCTCTGCGTTTTCAGTACCCCGCCGTCGATGCGCTTGATCTTGTTCATGTCGGCCATATCATCACTCCATGCGCATGTCCTTGTCGCGCCGTCTCTTTACGGTCACGGTGCACTGGTCCCAGAACAGGGTCGCGCCGCTGCTGTTCATGCCCTTCGTTTCAATGACCATCGGAGCGGTGGGAAGGCTGCTCGTCTCGTCTTCCGTCAGCGGCAGGGCTACCTGCCTTCCGCTCACGATCACGTCGTTCTTGGTCCATGTCTTGATGGGCGACCCCGCATAATCCTTCATGTCGCACCACAGGGTGATCAGCAGTTTCGGGATGGTCGTCACATCCTCGTCAAACGTGATCACGAGCGGTGTGTTCGCTCCCTGTATGATCATTTACATCACTCTCTCTCAGTCTTCATGCTTGAAGCATTCAGCCTTCAGGAATCCGCCTTCTTCGTCGATCATCACGGCAGTATGCACGTCAACGCTGCTCACGGCAGCGGCCGCAAGGATGGTATGGTAAGCCGCTTCGGCAAGGTTCTTCGTGTCGTATGCCGTGCAGATGTTGGAAACAGTGCCGCCGTTGTTCTGGATCTCGATAACAAGGTACTTCATATTCTTCTCTCCTTATACGATGCTGTAGCTGCAGTTGAGCATTACATGATAACTGAGGTCTGTGCTTGCGCTGTTGTAATGGTATACGCTTACAACGCCGTCAGTATTGAGCTTTACCGTTCCAAGCAACGGCGTAAGCCCGGCAGACATGCTCTGGTTGTCATTCGCAAATACGCAAGGCGCATAGGTCACTGCCTTCGGTCTTTTGCCGCTTGGAAGCGTAAACAGTGTTGTGCCGTTTCTGATATTGGAGCCGCTGACTGCCGTACTGAAATATTCAACAGTACACATGCTGCCGTTATGAACGGCAAACCTTGATGCAGATGCGGATACTGTAAACGAAGACGGCGTAAATGTAGCGCCGTCGTTCGCGTGGACCGCCGTATACACGCCGCCGCTATAAACAAGCTGTGTCGTATGCCCGCTCGTCGGAGCGGAGTCGATGGTCTTGGTGTCCATCTTCCCGGCCAGCGCCGTATAGGCGTCGCCGTTCGTCAGCAGCTTCGTGCCGCCGCTCGCGGGCGCCGCAGTCTCTATCTTGGTGCGGTTTCCCAATGCGGTGTACACCTGTCCGTTGGTGATCAGCTTGTCGCCGCCGCTGGCAGGCGCGCCGGTCGTGATGGACGTGCGGTTTCCCAATGCGGTGTACACGCCGCCTGCCGTTATCACTTTCGTGCCGCCGTTGGTAACGGAAGTGGTCACGTCGCTGGTGTTCACCTTGCCAGAAAGCGCGGTATACACGCCGCCGCTCTTGACGGGGTTCGCGCTGCCGTTTGTCGGGTTGGCGTCAAGGGCTTTGTCCGTCAGGATGCTGTACGTCCCGTCAGCGGAAGACGCCGTGTTCGTGGGCAGGTAGTAGTCTTCGTTGTGACCGTTGGAATGGCGCTGTCTCAGCACAAGCCTGCGGCTGCTCAGTTTCTCCCACACCGCGCCAAACGCCGTCGCATCGGATGCGGCGGATACGAAGGCTACCATCGGAGTGGTGCTGTCGTATGCCCGGAGCTGCGTGGCGTTCAGCGTGCCGGTCATGGTATCGCCGGCCTTGTTCACAGCGCCAAGGTTCGTCCGTGCGTTCGCCGCCGTGGTCGCTCCCGTGCCGCCCTGCGCCACGGTCACCGCCGCCTTGCTCGTCAGGATGCTGTAGTTCGCATCGGACGCCTGGGACGATACGGAAGGCAGTTTGTATATGTCGCTGCCCGTACTGCCGCTGGCTTTCTGCTTGATCTCCGTCTGCGTACCGTTGTTGTATACGTCGATGGTCGGTGCACCGCTGCCGCCCTTGAACTCGGCTCCAACGCCGTTGCCGTTGTCAAAGACAAGATTTCCGGTCATCGTGCCGCCGGTCTTCTTTACGCTGTTCGCTTCACTGGGCGTGATGTAACTCGTTGCCATAGTCTGCTCCTTATACGGTCGTGGATATCTTGATCTTCAGCGTGCTGCTCCCGCTGATCTCGCCTTCCACGGTCACGCTGCCGTCCGCAGTCGTTACCGTCAGGTTGCCGTTGAAAGCGGAAGGGTTGCTCATCTCAAAATAGTCCACGGTCATGGTACTGCTGATGTTCGCCTGCTCCACGGTCACGGGCAGGCTCGTCACGGTCCCAAAGTCTATCGTCACCGGTATCGCGTAATCGCCCGTGATGGACGCCGCCGCTTCCTCGGCCCTGTCCGCCGCGTCGATGGCATCTTCAAGGGAGTCGGTCACCAGTTCGGCCGCGGCCAGGACCTGGTTCGTCCATTCCTCGAACGGGCTGGGGACTTCGCCGCCTTCGTTGCCGGTCACGCTGTTTTCAACCACGGTGGGCAGCACGCGGCTCTTGAGCACCACGTCGTCCGTGCTGTACATCAGCCTTACTTCGGCATACCCGATGCCGGGGACCTGTGTGTCCGCCGTGCTCGGCGTCCAGGTCAGTATGCCGTCTTCGTAAGTCGTTGCCACCGGGTAGGCGTACTGGTCGTTGTACCGCTTGAACAGGATGTAGATCGACGCGTTCGGGTATTTCTCCATCCAGTCGCTCACGTCTATCTTGACTTCGCGGCTCATGTTCTCGCCCTGCATGCCGATCTGCAGGTAATAAAGGTTGTCAACCTTTTTGATCACTTCGTCTGCCATATTCGCTCCTATCGGTAAATGAAATGTACGTCCGGTGTCACTTCAGTGCTGCCCGCATACATCGTTATCGCTATGCTTTCCTTGGACGCTTCGGCCTTGCACTTGTACAGGGTCGTGCCGTCGTAGAAAGACGTATAGAATGATTTCGCCGTATCCGTCAGTTCCGTATACGGTATCTGTATGATGCCTACCTTGCCGTCCGTTTCCAGTACGGCCTGGATGTCGGACTTCGCTTTCACCGCCGTCCACTCGTCCGCGCTCTTCCAACTATTATTCCGCGCAAATAAGATGTCGAACAAATTCCTCAGTCCAAAAGCAAAACGCTTCCCGTCTTCCGTCCATCCTTCGGGGATGGGCGGAAACGGGTATTGGTATGATGTCGGGTGTCTGTTCATGCTCTCACCTTAATCCGGGTCAAGTTCCATGTCTATCTGCACGCCGCCTGCAATGGTGAACGGCGCGGCGCTCAGGCTCTTGATCTCCAGCCTGAAGAACCTTCCGCGGTTTGAAAGATGCGTCCGTATGCCTTTCCCCGGCGCCACGCTGATCAGCTTCTGCTTCAGCTTCTTTTCGGTCCGTATCCCGACGTACAGCTGGCACGGGGTCTCGGCTTCGGCTATGAAATATATGGTAAACGCGCTCTTGACCGAATGCTTCGCGCCGATGTCCTGGTACCCGCTCTTCCATATCACGGGCAGCGGGTGTCCCACGTCGTCACGCAGTTCAAACATCTTGCCGGGTTCGGTCGCGGATGTGTAGAACAGCCGTTCATTGATCTGCAGGAACGTCTCCACGGTCACGCCGGTACGGAACGCGAACGTCCGCTCCCGCGTGTCGTACTCGATGATGGCGTTGCAGAACGTGCTCCCGTTCACAGGGACGGCAAGGCAGTAAACGCCGTCGCGCATTCCGGCCACGGCCTTGTCAAGGTATCCGCGGTTCACATGGTCGTGCATGATGTCCTTGATGGTGTCCTGCCCATAGGGGAAAACGCCGTTGCCGTCGTAGCGCATCAGGCCGTTCTGTCCCAGCATGAACGCGTACTCGTCCGCCACGGCCACGGTGTTCTCCTGGATCGTGCCGCCGCCGAACTGCTGCTGCATCACATACGTTCCTGGGTCAGTGCCGTATATGCGCCATACCGCGTTGCGCTTGAACGCCAGCAAATAGTTTCCCACCTGCCGCATGGCAAGGAACCGGTCGCCGTCCCATGACGGCTGCATGATCTCGCCGGCGCCGTCCTCGGGTATCTCCTGGTTCAGTTCCCAGTCGGTCGGGTCGTACGGCGCGGAGTACACCAGGCTGTCCGGCATTTCGGCAATGCCGCTGCCCCATATCCTTTCGTTGAACCGCGCTATGACGCCGAACTTGTACGGCGTTTCCACGGGGCTTACGGTCAGGTCGTCTCCGCGCAGCATGAACATGCCGTCCGTAGCGTTGGTGAACAGCAAAACGTCCACAGGGTCTGTGCTGTCGGATTCGGAATCGGGCGGGACTTCGTACGTCACCCAGTCGCAGTCGTCCACGGTGATGTCGCTGGTCTCGTTCGCTGCGGGGTACTGCTGTTCCCATTCGTCATCGTCGTCCAGCGTTTTGGTGTACACCGCGCCGTTGGATATCGCCACAAGCAAAGTACCTTCGTCGGAATACCTGCGGTGCAGGTAGGCCAGCGTGCCTATCGGTTTCGGTACTTCCTGCTCCAGGCGTATGCCTTCGCGCATCGGGGAAAAGATGCCGCCCTTTACGTTTACGTTCTCCATCTCCCGGGCATAGCGCATGCTCTGGTTGTAGCCGTCCCCGGCCTGGTTGATCCCCGCAAAGCTCGGGATGGTCACGCTCGTTTCATACGCGCTCTGCCTTGCCATACTGTCTCCCTTATTCTGCTGCGGTCAGTTCGTACGTTACGTCCGTCTTGGTCGTGCCGGTGGATTCGATGCTGAAGGTGCTCACGGTCAGGGTGGCTTCGGAAGTATCGATGGCGGAGAACACAGCCGTGATGGCGGTCACTTCGCCATCGTCCTTGGTGAAAGCCACGGAGTCCGCGTGCCTGCCGCCCCACACGATGTCCAGCTTCTTTTCGTTCTTGAGTTCGCTGAAGGCGGGGGTGACCTTGTAATAGGCGTTGGGCTTGGTTATCTCGGCCACCGTTTCGCCGGTCAGCTGGGCGCCGATGCCTTTCAGCACGTCGCCAAGGGAATAGTCCTTGCCGCCGATGGTCATCACGGCTACGGGCGGGTTGCTCCTGCCGTCGTTGCCTGCGGTCACTTCAATGGGCGTCAGCCCCAAAAGCTCGGCGATGTTCGTGATCTTGCCGTCGGGAAGGAAGATCTCGCCGGGTATCTCTCTTACAAACATATTCTCACCTCGGAATGTTGAAGAAGTTCTTGTAAGGGCCGTTCGCCAGCCCGTTCAGTTTGCTCACGACCTCGTTGAAAGCGCTCAGGAATGCCATGCCGCGGTTCTGCTTCTGCGGGTTCCCGTTCCGGTAGACGAGCCAGGACGCGTAGTCCGCCAAAGCCCTGTGCGACCAGTCCGGGATCAGCGGCGATTCGTCGTCGCTCTCAAGGCGCGGGTAGTCCTCGCCGACGTGCCCCTTCATGTAGGAATACACCAGTTTGTCGTACCCTTCGTTGATGTAGTCGTTCAGGTACGGCAGGTATTCTTCCACGTCCTCGATGTCATTGTTCGTCTGGAACATGACCTCGTTCTTGATCTCGCCTACAGTCATACTGTCTCCTTAAATGTTCGGATACTTGTTGCGCAGTTGCAGGAACACCGGCACCGGCACTTCCACGTACTCGCCCTTGCGGATGTAGTAGGGCAGGGCGCCGTTGATGGTCACATGCTCGTAGGGGTCGGCCTTCATGCCGCTCTCGGCTTCGGGGCCCATCGGGATGAACACCGTTACCTTGGGTACTTCGTCTTCCTTGTGGTCGTTTTCGATTGAGGCGGTGATACCGTCTTTCATTTTCGCCATAAACAGGCTCCTTTCAATCGTTAAAATGCGAGAGGGCAGTCACGCCCTCTCGCATTGCTAAAGTTTAGGCCGTCGCGCCGCTCTCGATACGGACGATGTAGTCGTCCTGCAGGATGACGGTGCAGAAGCCCTTGACCTTCCAGGCCAGCGATCCGCGCTGGTTCAGCGGGTCGGCCGCGCCGGAAGAACCGGCAGGCTTGATGATGGTCTCCACGTTCCGGCCGTTGCCGCCCAGTTCCACGGAACCGTAGGCGTTCTGCGCGTACACGACGGTCGCGTACACGGGCACGCTGTTGCCGCCGCCGGTGGGGACGATCTTCAGTGTGTTGGAAGTGGTCCAGTTGTTGGTCACGGTCTCGCCGGGCACCCAGCGGAACTTGATCTTCTTCGCGGCCACGTCGATGCTCTCGATGCACATCAGGGTATTGACGGCGCTGCCGGAAGTGTACTGCACGTACACCAGCTTGCCGGTCAGGGCGCGGGCCACGTCCGTGGTCACGGTGGACTCGTCGATGGTCATGGTGCGGTTGGTCACGTCAAAGTTCGCCGCGGCGGTCAGGTACTGGATGTTGCCGGTCAGGTAGGTTTCGCTCTTGAACACCTTGGCGTTCGTGCTCTCGAAGCACTTTACCTTGTAGATGGTGCCCAGCTCGTACTTCTCGATCTTGCTCTTGTCCTGGTACTTGGCAACGTCCACCCACATGGAATCGCTGGTCAGGTCGAAGTAGACGTCGGGATGCAGGATGGCATGGAAGAAGCCGTCGCCGAAGGGCTGGGCGTTGTTGCGGCGCAGGGTGCGCACGGCCTTCTTGATGTCCGCGTAGGTCAGCTTGTCGGTCGCGGCAATGGTGCTGCGGGCGCTGTTGGCACCGGCGAACTGCACGTTCATGCCGGCGTTGATGGCGTCGCGGCTGATGCTGTCCAGGGAGATGGCGGCCTGGCGCGCAAGGCGCTCGGCGGCTTCCTGGTGCTTGTTGCCCAGCAGGTAGAAGTCGAACTCGTCGGTCACTTCGATGTGTCCGCCGTAGGGCTTGACCATCGCGGTGAACGCGGTCTCGGTCAGGTACTGGCCGTCCGGGGTCACGCCTTCAGCCAGGGGCGTGGTGATGGGCTGCAGTTCGGTGATGCGGGTGAACTGCACGGTCTTGCCGTTGTTCATGGGCAGGACGCGCTTCTGGGCGTCACGGTTGTGCACCAGTTCGGGCTGCAGGAGCTTCAGGAACTCCCTGTCATAGTACTGGATAACGGAAGGCGCTACGCCGGTGGAATAGGTATAATTCAGATGATCGAAAACTGCCATGGAAATCTCTCCTTATCTGTATGTTTTCCCGGCAGCAAGGTTCCTGTTCAGTTGCTCGAATTGTTCGTCGCTCAGCTGGTTGATGCTGAGGCCCTCGAAGCTGGCCCCGTTCGGTGTGTACATCGGGCTGGGCACCCGGGCGCTCTGCATGTTCTCAGCCACGTCGTAAAAGTCCCATTCGCCTGAAAGGACCTTCTGCCGTATACCGGGTGAACTGTTGAAGGCCGACATCACGTCAAGGCCCCGGTTGTTCCTGATCTTGTCGGCCTGGCTTGCCAGGACGCTGGCCCGGGCCTGCGCCATCGGGTCTTCCTGGCTGGTGAACCTGCCCTGTTCGTCTCTCGGCTGAACAGGTTGAGCCTGCATGGGCATGCCGGCCTTCAGCCGGACATACTCCAATGCGGTCTCCTTGGACTTGAACTCGCCGCTCTCCACAAGCTCGGAAGCCTGCCTGTCCATCATGCTCTCCCTTAACGGGGCAAGCTGCTGGTCAAACATCGCCTGCATCCGCGCTTCGGTCTCGGCAACGGCCCTGGCCACGGCCTTGTCGATGCGCTGGCGGATGTATCCCGGCTCTTTCTGGGTGGGTTGGGTCGGCTGTTCGACGGGCTGGGAAGGGTCCACTTCCTGCAGCCCCTGTTCAGGCTGGATCACCTCGGTCTGCGGCGCATCCTGAACGACTTGTTCGACCGGTTGTAGGATCTCTGACATTCAATGTCTCCTTTCATTCACCCGTGAATCGCGGGCGGATGCTTGTATGTGAAACGGGTCACAGACCCATTTCAGGCGTTTGTTCGGCGCGCTGCGCGCCCAAGGCCCCTGCCATGCGCGTCTGCATGTTCCGCAGGTTCTCGTTGTCCTGGCCCAACTGCTGGACCTGCGCCTGCAGTTCCTCGTTCTGCTGGGCCATCTGCTGCATCTGCTGCTGCTGCATCTCGTTCTGCTCGATGACAGGCAGCAATCTGTCCTTGCCTTCGATGTTCATGATCCTGAAGAGCGCACTCAGCGGGAAGTACTGCTGTGCCTGCGCGGCCATCGTGTAAGCCTGCATGTAGAACTCGTTCATGTTCTGGATGCGGATGGGGTCTTTCGTGATGACCTCGACCTGCACAGTGAAAGGCGGGGGTGAGACGTTCTTCTTCCCCCGCTGCATGCCGAAGTATTTCAGTAAGTCCACCGTGACCTGCCGCATCATCCCGTCCCTGCGGCCTGTGACCATCACGACCCTTTGGTCGTCGTAGAACTCGGCCATCAGCCACAGGATCTGCTGCACCATTTTCTTGAAGCCGTTGTTCAGCGTCTGCGTCTGCAGCTGCTGGACCTTGGAGCCGGCGCTCTGGAGCGCGGCTATAGCCTTGCCCGAAACGATGCCGCCCGTGGTCTCACCGCGCATGAACTGGTTCGCGCCGCTGTCCTGCTTCATGTCGCTCTGGAACTGCAACATTTGGTTGGAAATCATGCCGTTGAACGGCACGTGCTGCATCCAGTTCCAGTCCTCGCCCTGGACGACAGAATCGCCTTCGATGATGTCCTGGCTCCAGTCCGCAAGGGCCTCGCGGTCAATGTTGCTGTTCTTCCGGGTCAGGATACGGCCCTTCGAGGACATCCGAAGGTTGGTGTCGATGTATTTGGCGTAACGGTTGATGTAGCGCATCATCGGGGCGAACTCGGTCACAAGCCCTTCCCCTACCATCGCGCCTTCGATGGTCGTGTGCGTGTCCAGGATGAACGGGTACTCGCCGTGCATGTATACGTCCTCGTGCTTTTCCAGCAATGCCCCGCCGGCGCAGTACGCCACGTTGATGGTGTATCTCCTTGCCTTGGCGTCGTACTTCCGGTACCAGTACTCCAGCATCATGGCGCGGTCTTCGTCCTGGTCGTCCAGCGCCAATTGTGCTTCGGACAGGCCCACGTTCGCATGCTCGCCCTTTTCCCCGTGAACATACTCGCACTTGTCGGGGTAATGCGCCTGATACCAGCTCATGGGATGCCAACTAACCTTGATGACCGCCCTTGCGTTCTGGATGTCGTCGGCCTGCGCGTCCCACAGGAAGCTTTCCACGGGCCACCTTATTAAAGCGATATCGCCCTTCCCGAAGCATTTATCAGGGTCCCACGCAACCTGCACGATGCCGGTCCCGGCCGCGTACAGGTCTTCAGCCACTCTGCGGTGTATCTTTTCATAATTATTCACTTCATACACGTTGTAGTGGATCAGGTCCTGCAGGTCGTCCACGATCTCCTGCTGCTCGGGGCGTTCGGGGACGAGCTTCGCTTCTGGCAGGTTCTGCATCTGGTCCGCCACCACGTTGTTGAACGTGGACTTCAGCGTCTGAAGCTGGAGCGTCTTCTCGCTCTCCGGCGTTCCGGGCGGGTCCTGCTCCGGGTCCCTCAGGCGTACGATGGCCCGCGCTTCCTTCGCGGCTTCGTGGTACGGGCGGTTGGCCTGCTCAAAAAGATCAAGACGCTTGTAGATCTCTTCCACAAGCGTCTGTTCTTCCGGCTTCAGCGGCTGGTCAGTCGTAACAAAATTCATGTCTTATCTCCCATACGGATCGTAGTAAACAGTCTGTGTAACGGCTCTCTTTTTCGGAACGACAGGCCGCGCCATTAGGAAGTAGCGACTCTCATCGAAGCAATGATCTTCAGCTTCGGTATCAACGTCTTCCGGTTTGGTCTGTGAGTAGGGAAGATTCGGCACGGTCCGAATCCAGTCATCGCAGCAACTAAATATATAAATGCCCGGCCTGCCGTCTGGGTCGAACCGTAGCCGCTCGTGCAATTGCATCTTTCCCGCGATGCGCGTATTGTCGCCCTTTCTGAAGTAAACACCCGCATGCACGCCGTTGGGCCGCATCTGGTCCGCCACCGAATCGCCCCGTGACTTGTCAAAGATGGCGGGGTCGGCAATGCGGTCGATGCTGAGATTGTCGTCCGTCTCCTGCTTCTCGCGCTCGATGATGCCTTCCGCGATCTGGGCCGGAGTGTACTCCAGGCCCACATTGGCCTGCCTGGGCTTGCAACCGTACCATTCCTTGTACCGGTACACACGGCCTTCGGGATCTACCGCCCACCAGCCGACTGAGAACGGCTTGGTATAGCCGTGGTCGAAGGACATGTACCGCGGCCAGTCCAGCGGGATCGGGAACGGCTCGATGACGTGCGTCCACAATCTGTCATGATAGTGCGACGGGTCGTTCGTGAACTCGGTGAATACCTGGCCCTCGAAGGAATCCCAGTCGCCATTTAAAAGAGCCCGTCTCAGCGCTTCGGGCTTCGTCTCCAATTGGAAAACGTAGTCCTCTGTGATGAACGGGTTCTCTGTCGCCAGTGCCGGTATGTACTGCGTCCTGATGACTTTCTCTTTGTGCAGCGTCTCCGAGTATATCCTCTGTTCCTGTATCGACAAATACGGCCCGGCGTCCACGAACATCTTCTTCACCCAGCCGTGGCCGATATTCCCGGGGTTCGACGCGCTCCTCACAATGGGAACCACGCCCAGGCTCTTCTTCGCCCTTAACCTCGTCTTGATGAAGTCGTAGATGACCTGCTCAAACGACGTAAGCTCATCGAAATACAGAAACTGTATCTCAATACCTGAATAACGAAAACGATCTTCCTCATTCTGACAGTGACGAAACAGGATCTTGCTCCCGTTCACCAGCTTGAACTCGTGCCTTCCGGCATTGTACTTCGCCAGTTCCTGCGGATACGAAGCCATCGCTTCCTTGATGTCCGTGTCTTCCAATTCCGTGAACGTACGCCTGAACACCACAGCCGTCGTGTTCGGATACGTCAGGCACCGGAACAAGGCGTCCATGATCAGGGCCTTCGTCTTGCCGCCGCCAGCCGCGCCGCCGTACAGTATCTCGTTCGCATTCGACGCATGGAACAAGGCCTGCTTCGGCGTTGGCTCGTAGTTAATCGTCAGCATCCGGTGTGCCCAGTGTCGGCATCCCTTCCACTTTCACTACGACCTGTTTGTCGTTCTCACCCATGATGTTCGGCAGGAACCTGCTCAGTATGTCATTCGCAGCCTTGTTCACGATCCACGGGTTGTTGCTCTTCAGCTGCTTGTAGATCTCCATGTTCGCACTGCCGACAGCCGCTAACGCAATGTCGTTCGTCACTTCACGGTAGTATTCCTTGAACTTTTGGTTCTTCGTCCATTTCCGCAACTGCGTCAGCGCCTTGTTCTTCTGGTATGGCGTCGCTTCCGCTCCTACCTTGAAGATGCACGCAAGAATGTCCGCTTCGCTCTCGCCCCTCGCCAGCATCCTCGCCGCCGCCTTCTGTATCCGCGTAAGCTCGCCCCTTACTTCTATCTCTGCCATTCTCTCTCTCCTTTCAGTACCGCATGATTCATGCGGAGCTGCAAAAAATCCGGCAGGGGGTCCGTACCGGAGTAGGGATGTATTATTATATATATAGAGTAGTGCCGCGGAGTCCCGCCCACAAAACGGCCCCCCGGTATCAGGAGCCACCCCCTACCCAGGGGGGACCTGCTCTCCGTTCCCAGACTACCCTATGCCGTTTTTAATCGGCCTGACCCGTCCCGCTTCTATTATATATGGTGCCCTTTTCGGGGATCTTCTTCCAGCCGGAACTGCCAGTCATGATGGCCCGTGATCTGCGGTTCTGTTATAGGTTATGCCTATTACTGACGGTGCAGTGATAGTGCCCCGCCACCCCCAGACTGACACGAGTCTCTATGTATCTACCCCACCTGGTCTTCAATGTATAGTAATTCCAAGGGTTTTCCTGTCATCTGCTGAGCAAGGCTATTATATTCCTTAGTATCGTTATCTACACACGGTTCAGGCAGCAGAGTATCGAGTGTTATTCCCAGGCAATGGCATATAGGCCATAGCTGTTTCACTGATGGGTCCCAGCAGCCAGACTCCCAACGATTGACTATCTGATACGCATAAGGATACTCATATCCGCAAGCTCTACCGAGGTCAGACTTGGTGATGCCTGCTATTTCCCTGAGAGTCTTAATCCGCTGCCCAACTGTCACAGAGATCTGCTCCTTTCTGCGTGAAAAGCGTTATAATGCAAAGTGCCGAAGACAAATGCATTTGCCTTCGGCTTTTGCATTATAACGGTATCACAGTTTCAAGGTGGTATTCTATCCACAATTAGTATGCAAATACTCCCCAATTAGTATGCAAATAGTATGCAATTACTCCGCATTAGCAGCTTGTTTATCCAATGCTTTCTGTGCCGCCTGCAGCGCCCACCCGTGGATTCGGAAGGCGCTTTTTATGTCCATGTAATCCATGCGGTCCTGGATGTCCTTCCATCTGTAGCCCAACAGATAACGGTATGTTAAGACTCTCTGGTATGGCTGGTTGTCTATTTCCGCTATCACTTCCCTGGCCCTGGTGATCAGCTGCAGGCATTCCTTGGTCTGGGCGTCCAGCATTTCGGTAAGCTCGGACAGACGGATGGCTGCGCTCTCGGTCCTGCTGTGCGGGTCTGTTGACTTGACATAAACGTCGGACGTTCCGCCTGTGCCGGAAGCCATTGAGAGATATGCTTCCCTTTCGTCCTTCAGCATCTGCAGCCGTTCCCTGGCCTGCAATACGCTGTTGAAAAACTGTTTACTGGTCATGTTCGCCCATCGCCTGCTTCTCGCAGGCCTTCTCTTCGTCCTCTGTGAGCCACCGCAGCCACCAGAGCTTGCACCCGCGTCCGTCCTTCTGCTTTTTCAGGCAGTCCTTGTATTCTTCGCAGTACTTGCATGGCGTCTTCCCACCGATCAGGTCCATGATGCATTCCTGCATCAGGTGGTTCTCATAGTTCCGTTTGGCCAGCCAGTTGCGTGATTCCAGGATCTCGTCCACGCAGATGAGGGCGTAGGACCTTGTATCCCCTGTGATCCTGATGGACCGGAGTTCTTTTGCCAGTTCCTGCTGTTCCTTCGTGTATCCCATTACTGCACCTTCCTTGTCCCGGCGGTCATGTCCACCGTGTCCCCGTCTTCCGGCGTTTCCCACATGGCACAGATCACGTCGTGCGTCCCGTCTTGCCTTTCATAGATCAGGTGCATGGTGAGCGATACCGTGGTCTCCGGGATGTCAACAGTCAAAGTCATGCTTTGTCCCTTTCGTAGATGTAGTTCGCGTTGTCATCGTAGATCTGCATATCGTCCTCGATGATCTGCGACGCTTCCGTGGGCGATACCGCTACACCGATGACCGTTTTTTCGCCTTCGACGACTTTGTAGACCGTATATGTCTGTCCAGTTCCGTCTCTCTGAAGTACGGACATTGTTTTCCATCCCCGCTTCCCACGATTTTCTTTTTGACTGCGCAGCTGAGTCCGCGCAGGAAGATACATTGACGGCATCTCATCTCATCACCTACTGTCCTATCCACCATTGCATCACTTCTTCCGCTGTTTCCCAGTCCGTTTGCAAGCCGTTATTCCTTCGCGCTTCCAGCATCTTGTCGAACGCTTTCATGTACAGTTTCCTGTATGAAGGCCACCGTTTGAAATCGCTCTCGATCCCTTCCGCTCCCTGCATAGGGCATCCTATACACCCGATGCGCTCCATCCCCTGGTCGTACAGGCAGCAGTGCGGTATGCCGTTCCCGTTCAGAAACTCCCACACGTCGCCGTCGCTCCAGTCGATGATCGGGTTAACAAGCATCCGATGCTTGACCAGACAGGTCTCAAGCACTCGCTTTGTCTCCGAATTGTCGTAGTTTAGCACCACCCCCCCCCGATTTGTTTGGGTAAAATTTGCGCCCATTTCTTCCATCTCTTTCAGCGTTTTCTTATTGGCTTTAATGATGGTTATGTTTCCCTGGTTCTTTTTGCGGAACGTGCTTTCCGCTTTCCTGACCCCTGTCACCACCCGCCTGCCGTTGCCCTGTATCTCCTTCAGTTCCTCACAGCAATACCGCACGATTCTTGTCGGCGGCATCTTCCTTTCCGGGATCAGGCTCCACATGGTCACACGGTTTCCGTTCCTGTCATACGGTATATCGAAAATCACATCGGGATAATGCTGCTTTATGAACTGCACTACCTCTGGCGGATCTACGCTCGTCAGGCTGAAATGCGCGTCGAACTTGACTCCGGCCATCTTGCAGAGATGGTACACGCACTGACTGTCCTTTCCGCCGCTGAAGGCCACAAAGTATCCTTCTTCCGGCTCAAGCTGTTTCAGGCATTCAATGGAATCTTCCAGCATCGTGCGCATCATGCCGTCTCCGCATAGCTTTAACTGTCCTAATGGCATTTATTATTGCTCCTTTCTTCACCCCGGACGCCCTGCCCCCGGTCTCCGCATGCCCTTTATCGACATGCAGGCCAGCGGGGCAGGATCTGGGGACGGCTTCGGGCGTTGGGATATCAGTACTCATCTCGCAAGGGAATCAAAGCTGTGTATTTTTTGTTCGTTTAAAAGCGGTTTCCACTATCCACGTTTTACGGATACGAAAGATATAGAACCGCCGCCCGTGCCGTCAGGAACACCATCCCCCCTTCCCTTGGATTGCCGGTCTGTTCCCGACTGCCAGCTGAACCCCTTTTCGGGGTGGTGCGCGGGGCCTGAGTTGCACAGGCCTGTCCCTGTTCCGCGCATATCGGCATGGGCGAGGCGTTGAGCTCAATAAAGACGCTCCCATGCCGTAGCGGAATTGCAGTCCTGCCCTGCTTTTGCCTTTAGGGGCAGACCCCTTCGCTTAGTGTGGTCTGAGCCAAAGCCCTACCTATTCCGCATATCGGCAGGGTGGGATGCTCTCCTATCCTGTCTGCACCCTGCCGGGGCTTTGTCGCTGCCGCCCTAACGCCCACGGAGTCGGTGGGATTCCGTGCGGAGAAAATCACAAAAGCCGCACGGACGGAACCGGTCACGGGCTTGCACCGTCAGTCTCGCTGGACTGGTCGCTGTTACCGGCATGATCATCAGGATCTTGCTCTATCCATTCGTCAAACAAATTCCTGCACCGATTGCATAGGTCTATTGCCGTTTCAGGTTCGCTGACTTCGTCAGTCTTTTTGAAGAGATGCATTTTCAGATACCACGGCTGATATCCGATGATGTTCCTGCGGTTTGGTTTCTCAATTACCTCGCCGCACTTTTCACAAACTCGCTGTGTCATCCGTTCCCTTCCCCCTGTTCACTGTTCCCGGCAAGTTTTTCCCTTTCACCATCAGCACAGAACCATTCTTCGTCCGGGTTTTCGCAATGGTCTATTGTGCATTCGCTTACAGTAGTATCCTCAAGTCCGTAGTAACGATAGTGTTTGCAATCCTTGCACCGCACAACAGGCACGGCATCGATGGTCGGTGCGTTCCCGATATTCCATTCAAACATTTTGTACCGAATCCAGCATCTGCTAGTCCACACATGTTCATCGATGACTTTTCCAAAAACAGATTCGAACATCGCATTGCTGAGCGCATCCGCATCAATCAGCCTCACCTGTTCCTGCTCCTCTCCGCACTGAATCCTTCCGGATATCGCTGATTCAGCTTATGCATATTGAACTCCAGCACTTCCTGCGGATCGATGTGCTTGGCATAGCACAGTTCCATGATGAACCACATCAG